GCCCCGCTATTAAACGGTGCAGTCAAGTAACTCCCAGAAGGTACGCCCTTAGCAGGTGTATATATGTCAAGTCCGCAAACTCTATGTGAGTAAAGTAGTGTTGTCATTAGAGATCTTCGAATCATAGCATTTTCAGGTCCATCATTATACCATCTATTGACTGTTTCACAAAAATCAAAGAAGGCATAGCCAGGCAGGTTCTTATCCCACTTAGCCATATCAATCGCAATAAACCAATCTTTTCCATTAAAATGATAAAGATAGAATGGATGCGATGAATCTGTATTTAGCATATTTATTCCTATGCTAATCTCACCATTAATGTGGTTGCATTGCGTGTGGCACACAAAAGCACCAAAATAACGGCGGAGCAATATATTAAAGTCGAGCATACCAAGAGAAAAGACACGTGTTGAATGTGCCTGCACTTTGGCTTTAGGTCTAGTTTCATCTTTTAATGAATCACGCCAAAAGTGTGGTAGAGAAATTCCCTTACGCGCACAATTTTCTCGATATATAACATTTTGCATAACAGATGGTTCGAGTTTAAATGATGATTTCCCCTCAAGGTGTTCAAAGAGAGATCCCTTTCCACGTCCGGTCTTCATTTGATCCGTGCAATATATAAATCCTGGTGATGTCCAAGGGTTCATTCTATAAGCATAAGGAGCATATGTGTCACTTCCATGTACTTGTATTCCATTTACACTTTCATCATATGTCCAAATACGTCGTTGAGCCGGTGTTGAATAAAATGATTCTTTATTTTCCCAATATCTATGAAGATCGTCTATAACAGCCTCTCTCATACTATTGGGTACGTTGTATGTTGATTTTCCAAATCCCTGAGTTACACCTATTCGCAAAGCTTCTAATGAATTATCAGCTGGTGCACAAAGTGGGTCCCAAGGAAGATGAAATGCGTTGTTGAATCGTAAAGCAGTTGGTAATCCGTGTGGTTGTTGAAATAGAGCTGGTGGTACCTGTCCATTGTGTTCAATGTCGTCATCGCTAGTAATATAAATATTAGATGGTTCGACATGAGACTGCACTTTAACTGTTGTTATATACCCTGGTAATTTTGTTTTCACATGAGCAATTAAGTCCGGTGATAACCTAGCACAATACGCCATTGTTGTAGTATCTGTTGAAAGATTTCCTGCAATGTGTATGCCAAGCAATTTTTTATTTACTTGGTTGTTGAGCAATACATACGGCGAACCGCACGTACCACTTTCTGTGCTAGCGGAAACGGCAAGGGCATGACATTTCCTATCTGTTCCATCTTGATGTATCCATTCTTCACCCTTAATCTGTCCATAAATGTATTTTCGTTTTGCGTCCATAACATCCACGTACATAATACAGGTTGAATCTCCAATTAAATCAAAACATTCCTTAGCATCATAAAACATATGTGAAATCTTTTTGTGTTGAGGAAAACCCCCTATAAATCCAAAAGCTAAATCCCGATGTGGGAGTAAAACTACGTCTTTATAATTGATTTCTACAGCATTCGATTTCGGACTAGATACACGATAACTCCAATTAGGATCAGAGAAAGCGTGTGAACTAGTAACAAATAAACTCCCCTCCAAAAAGAGGACTTTTTGTTTCGCACATGTACTTCCAGTAATTTCCAATGTACCAATGTTTTCATGTAACCTTTCTATAAGATCAGTTGCACCTACATCAATAGATTGTTCAAATTTTACTTGGCGTTTAGGATTGTCTCGACATAATTTACATTTTGTTTGATTTGTATTTGTTAGAGCCAGAGTGAACGTGTTGGGACACGTATCACATTGTTTGATGTTAATTTTCCCAGCTGGGAAATGCGTTGTATCAGTTGAATCTTGTATATATTCACTAGCAACATTCCTCACCCTGCAAATAAGACAGAGATCAGAAACCAGATCGTTTTCCACTTTATTAAACGTAGTCTCACATTTTTTACACACTGTTGATACGAACTTACAATCCGTACAATCAGCACAAAGAACATTGTCATCTTCAAATAATTGATAAACTTTATTATGACAATTTTCGCAAAAAATTTGTATAGGACTATATTCAGGTTTAGTTTGTCGTGAATGTGGTTCAGAGCCAGATGAATATCCTCCATAAGAAGATAAATATCCAAGACCATCAGATGAGTGTGATGAAGGTCCATATATTTGTGAATAACCATGATCGGTTCCATGTGAAGAATAACCTGTGTACCTGTTCGACGAACTTCGAGATGAAACTTTCGAATTTCGGGATACACTAGGCGTATTCTTAGGTGGCGGTTTTGGTGATGATCCAGATGCAGAAACTCCTCCTCCTCCTTCGGGCACAACCTCCTTTCTCTTTGGGAAAAAGATAGAAGTTATATACTCGTGGACGGGTCTAAGGATAGATGTAATAACATATGC